AACGCGCCCAATCCAGCGGGTCGACCCCGAACAGCTTCTTGATCAGCTTCGCGTCGGAGGTCGATTTCCTCTTCGCTTCGGGTCTGGATGCCCCGAGCGCTCGAGGATTTCCGCCCTCTGCACCTGCAGAGGGCTTCAATCTTCTTTCTGCCATCGGATTAGCCTATAACAGTTTGGTGCCGCTGATGTTGGACCCGGCGTCCTCGATGGCCACGCCGGTGGAGTACGCCGCCGCGGCGGCCACAATGGCTTGGACCATTTCCCACAGGTCGAGGTCTCCATACACGTACGCCCCGATGGCTGTCAGCACCGCCAGAAAGCAGGCCCAGAACTTGCGGGATTTGAGAACCGCCAAAAATTTGTTGTAAGTCTCTGTGTTCATTCCAGAATCCTTTCTTTTTATTGTTTTTCACGCTTCGACAAGCTCAGCGTTCCTTAATATTCTTTCGGTCGAGATCCCTCCCCAAAGGGAGTGCTTCGCGATCACGGTCGCTACCCTTCGCTACGCTCAGGGCAGGCGCTCCCTCAGGATGACAATCTAAGAAACCTGTCATTGCGAGCCCGCTTTCAGCGGGCGTGGCAATCTTTTTCATTCTCCGGTGTGGACCTTCTCAACCGGTTGTCGTACCCCGCCTTGCGGCGACTGGACGCCGCCGCCGGCGGGGCATCTCCGCGCTCCGCACGTACGGAGCGCTTCGAGAAGTCGTTGATTTTAGACCTGGCTGCTCTTAGGCAACGTTGGATTTGTGTAACGGTCTAAAATCATTTACCCAGCAAGCCAGGAAGTGGCGCACCTTCAGGCGGTGTTCGTCGTTGGTGAACACGGCCGGGCTGAGATTGTCACCGGCGATGAAGATCTCCGGCATGATGCCGAAGCGCTCGCCCACGTAGATGGCCGGGGCGATCAGCGGGTCGCAGACAGCTGCCCAATCGTTGGCGTCCGTCCACTCCGGAACAGTGACCACGTCCCCGGGCTGGCCGCGCTGCATGTTCTCGCTGTAGATGTTGGCCGCGTTCTCCAGCGTGGGATACAAGATCTTCATCGCCGCCAGCTGCAGGCTGCGAGGCACCACCAGGTAGCGCGGGTTGATGGCCATCTTCGGGCCGGTGCCGTAATAGGTGGCCGCGTTCTTGATCAGCATGGGCTGGTTGTAGACCGCGGTAGACACGGTGTCCCACTCGGCGGCCGTCAGGGCGCCGGTCAGCAGGTTGGCGTGTCCGCCGGCGGTGGCCACGGCGGTGGCGTTGAACAGCGCCCCGGTGTCGGCCATGCTGGGGCCCACGCCGGCGTTGTCGGTGAAGATGGCAGCCACCAGCGCGGAGATCTTGCGCAGGCCGGCCGCGGCCAGCTCGCGCGGGTAAGCGGACAGCTTGCGGCTCTCGTCGCGGTCGATCAGCTCGAGGGTCAGCGGGATGTAACCGCCGTACTTCACGAAGTCCGCCGTCTCGGGGCTGTCGCCGATCACCAGCTCGGTGTAGTCCGCGCCCTCGGCTACGGTGGGAAGCGTGCCGACGGTGCCGACTAACGTGCCGGTGATGGAATGCAGGGAATTGAAATGCTCGGTGCGCACGATGCGCGTCCACCAGTCGTAGCCTGCCTGCCCCAGCAGCTCCCAGGTGTTGACCACGATCTTGTTCAGGGCGTTCTTCACCAGACCGGTGAAGTCGGCGGTGGTGGCCAGCTGGACCCGCTGCGGGTCGTACCCGCCGTGCAGGTCGTAGTCGCCGGTCATCATCAGGTACAGCTCGCGGATGCCGGACAGCTTGGCCACGTTCACGCTTTCCAGCTCCTTGTCGCGGGGCGCGCCCAGCAGGTCATCGGCCGCGGCCTGCAGTTTGTCGCGGGTGTCGAACATGGAGTGGATGCGCGGACCCTGCACCACGGACGCGCCGGTCAGCTCGCTGAGCATTGCGCGCGAATCCTCGATAGCAGCGGTGAGCTGTTCGGCTTCGAAGAGCTGCCCGCTGAACTGTTTGCGCAGGCGTTCGCTCACGGGTGCCGGCAGTTTGGCCGCGCTCAATGCACTTTCCAGAAACTGGCTGCACATTTGCACGCGCAGCGCCCGGGCTTTTTCTGCTTCGCCTTCCAGCTCGGCGATCTTGCCCTGCACGTTGAGCAGCTGCTCAACGGCTTTCTTGTCGTCCTGGATGCGCTGCTGTACGCGCTCCACCCCGGGCAGTGCTTCCTGGGTGGGCGTTTGACTGGATAATTTTTCTTCGGGGTTTGCCATATTGGTTAGATCCTTTCCTGTCTTTTGTAACTTTTGATAGATTTGCCGGATGAACTCCCCGCCCCGCGCGGGGTTCACCACCAGGTCGACGCTGAACACGCGCAAGATCTCCGCCACCTCTTTGCCCTTGGCCGAGAAAGTCACATCGGCCGAGAAGCCCACGTCCGGACGGGCTTTCTCATCGGTGGCCAGGATCTGCTGCCCCATCTCGGCCAATACCGAAGCGGCGGGTCCGATGGGTTTCAGTTTCAGCTTGACGCCCTGCGCCTGCTCGTCCCAGCTGGGCGAATGGCACACGCCGGCCAGGTCGTGGACGGAATGGCCAAACCAGTGGTGATCGATGAAGGTCTGCGCGCCATCCCACAGCGGGAGGGACTTCTGCAGGGTCTCGGCCGAGAACTTCCAGCCGTTGCCGTCCCCTGCGGTGATGGCCAATATCTCGAACTCGCCCTGGTTGTTGACCTGGCTGGCTTCCAGATTGATGCGTTGTTGTTGCTCGGTTTCGTCCATAGATTGATCCTTTCGAGTTTTTTTGAAACCACAGATAATCACTTCTAGTGTCATTGCGAGCCTTGCGTTAGCAAGGCATGGCAATCTCGGCCTGCATCGAAATTACGACTTCTGTCATTTCAGCCTTTTTTCTTAACCACTAATGAACACGGATAAACACAGAGAACCTTTTTATGGTTAAAGCACACAGATAAAAATCTCGCCCTCTCAGTGTCATTCCGAACCCCGGAGGGGTGAGGAATCTCGGCCGGATAATAGATACGATTGCTCCGAGTTCTGGCCGAGATCCTCTCCCTCGAGGGGATGCTTCGCGAACGCAACCTTTGGCTGCTCAGGATAGCATTTTGGTTAGCCCCTGCACCCCGAACGGAGCGTGGCTGGAAGCCACCTCCGTCGAGGCATCTCCGCCCTCTGCTCTTGCAGAGGGCGGAGACAGGCTGACCTCCGCATGTTTGCCCTGCTCGCTGTTCTCCTTGGCTGCCCTCTGCAGCATGTCGTCAGCGTCCACAGTCTCGCCAAAGAAGCGGTAGATCAGGCGCAGGAACTCATCGTTGGTGATCAACTGGCGATCGCGCAGGTCATCCAGGATGCTGATCATGTAGTAGGCCGCTTGGGAAAGTGCCCCGTTGTCGTTGCTGGAGATATCGGCGCCGGTCACGCTGAACTCGATCTTGCCCTTGACGCGCCCGTCCACCGTGCCGCGGCGGGCCAGAACAACGGACAGGATGTCCTGTATCATCCACAAGAAATACTCCCGCCGTTGTTCGAAGCGCCGGTAGGTAGGCCCGCCGGCGGCTTCGGCAGTTGTGCGGGTAGCGCTTTCGGGTTCTGCGAGGAAATGTAACGGGATGCCGGCGCCGGCTGCGATCATCTTCTTGATGGCCAGTCCGTCCTTTTCCGCGTCTCCGGATTCGAGCCGCGGGCTGAGCGCTTTCCAGGTCTCGTTCTCGTCCGCCACCAGAATGCTGCCCGGCTTGGGCGGGTTGGCGTTGAGCGCGGTCTGCCTGGCTTTGCGCTGGGCTTCGCTGGCGAACTTGGCCTGAACCACGAACAGAAACGCGTTGCGGTAGCGGTTCAGGCGGGCGCGGTCTTCCAGCCAGTTGGAGTAGCGCGACAGCCAGCGCAGCAGCGGGGCGAGGTCAGGTTCTCCCCACTGCGCGCCGGCCGGCCGGTTGATGGCGTAGTGCAGTATGACAGCTTGTTGGGTTGTGTCGGATTGCGGGTCGTATGCAGGGATGGGCTGGGGGTTGAGGTCGTCCAGGCTGGCTTTGAGTTTGAAGGCCACCGGCTGCTCGATGTCGTTCGCACGGCTTTGGATCTCCTCGATGTTGGAGGCGGGGATCACCCGCAAGTAGGACATGCCGGCCGGGTCCGTGCTGATCAGCACGAACAAGTTGCCGGTGCGGGTCAGCTCGTCGCACATCTCGAACACGCGCACGGGCATGCGGTTAAGCCGGTGGTTCCATACCTCGGCCAAAAAAGCAGCTGCTTGTTCGTGCTTGCAGTTGATGGTGAGGCCGCCGCCCACCACGTATTGGGAGGTGAGTTCCACGATACGACGCGCCAGCGGATTGGTGCGCCAGGCTTCCAGCGATTGTTCGAGGATCTCGCTGCGGTCGTAGGTGTAGCGGTCGCGTTCGCTCTGGCTGTTGGCGCGCGTGCCCACCAGGAAGCTGTTCTCGTTCTCGATGATGGCCAGCTGTTCATTCACCAGCCGCTTGACATTCTTGTCGATGATTCGGTCAAAGATGCCCATTTTTCAATCCTTTTGCCACAGATGCACACAGATAATCCCCTCCAGTGTCATTCCGAGCCCTTAAGGGCGAGGAATCTCGGCTGGAATTTCGGACTCGCTATCTGGCAGTTCAGGCCGAGATTACTCCTCAGAGGGAGTGCTTCACGATTGCGGTTGCTACGCTCCCTCAGGATGACAATCGAAGGGCTTCGCGCCCCGACTCGTGCGTGGCTCGAAGCCGCGACGATCGGGGCATCTCCGCGCTCTGATCTTTCAGAGCGCTTCGACGTTGTTGTACTTGTGCGCCCTGCGTGCATGTGGTTGGACGCCACTGCACGCGGGTGTCTCCGCATTCTGCTCATGCAGAATGCTCCGACAGCTCGGCCGAATTGGGATAGGTGAAGTTCAGGAAGTCCAAACTATCCCCGTTGAACCAGTCCAGATCGACCAGCGTCTTGACGCCGGGCATGCGGCCGGTTTCGGAGTGCTGCCAGAAGTTCCAGCCGGCGAAGGGATACAACGGGCTGGGCCAGTACAGCGTCCATTGGGCGATCCACAACGGATAACCGATGAATTGTTCCACGTTGGCGTACTTGTCCTTGATCATGTAGGACCGCCAGAACCCGCCGGAAGAATAGATGATTGGCTTGACTTTGAGTTCATTCTCGATCACGTCGCAAAAGGCTTTCACGTCAGCGCACAGCGCGGCGCCGCTCTTGCCGGCAACTTCGAGATCGATCACCGGCCGCATGGTGAACGGCAGGTCACGTACCACGCCGAGGAAGCCGGCGGCTTGCACCTCCGGGTCCACGTGGGTGCGGTAGAAATGATACGGGGCGCTGTAGATGCCGTTATCTGCGCAGCCTTGAGCGTTGGCGTCGAGATTGTCATCCACATAGATCTCCGTTTTGCCCAGCGGGTATTCGGTCGCTTTATAGAAACAGAAGACCACGCCGGCGGCTTTGACTTGCGGCCAGTCGATATCCGACTGCCAATGACTTACGTCGATTCCTGGTTTCATTTTT